CCCATAGGGGTAGACGATCCAGTAACTGTCGAACTACTTGTCTGAGCAATGGGATTGATATTGATGTCAGTTGATCCACCGCCGAGATATTCCGGACGTTGGAGACGAGCATCAGGAGAAACAACGCCAAAGTGAGCACGAATAATTTCAGTGTATCGAGTACCACCTCGTGCGTCACGCTCCAGCAGTTTTTGAATTTGAAATGCTTGGCGTAGTTGATTGATTGTTGCAGCAGTTGCTTCTGAGAGGTCTGCATATAGTCCCGATTCGCCAGATTGTACAAGTCCAATAGCTCTGCCATCGGTAACTGCAGTACCGGCTGTAACAGAAGCGCCTGAATTGGCGTTATAAGCGCCTGTTGATCCGCCTAACATATAGCCAGAGAATCCACGAATTCCAATATTATTTACGCCATCGTTAAGACCGATAGCTTTGCCATTGCCAAAAATTGGTGCGGATGTACCTAATGGCAGCGAAACGCTTTCGCCTTTCTGTGGCCAAGGTAATGCGGATGTAAAGTAATCATGGCGTTTGCCGCGACGTTGAAGTGTATAGTCTGCAGGTGAATCTGGGCCGTCGTCGAGATCGACTGGTCGGCTGTCCTGCAGGTTTTGATCACGAAACCATTCGTTCCAGATCAAATTATATGCTCGTGGCCAGAACGAGCAATGTGTTACGGTTGCGGTATTACCGATTTGTCCAACCGTTGGTAAGCCCATGTAATCTTGAAGGCTGTTTACTGCGTAACCGCCAGCAGGGCTAGTAGTTGTAGGAACAATATAAGATATAGAATCACCCGGATCATTTTGTTCTCCCATGAATTTTTGCCAGTTATTCCATAACAGGCGATTTGGTACGAAGAAGAAGAAACTATCCAGTTTCATGTTATCCATGATCGGGTAGATTGGTGTTGCCATTCGTGCGAAGGCAGTCATATTAAAGTTGAACGTGTCTCCGGGAAGCACTTCGTTCACATATACGGGTACAAGATAGCCCGAATCGAGTGTAGTTTTGTGTGCGCTTTGTACGTCAAATTTTGAACGTGGTATATCAGCGCGAGGCACCATTGCAAATTGGTGAGTATTGACTGAGCGATTACGGTGCATTTTTGTCCTTGGTAGTGTCCTCTGGAAGAGGGTGGGGCTTTCGCCCCGCCCTTCCACGAGGTGTTTTGTTAGGAAATTTTAACTTGTTTACCTAACGATAATAGTTTTGGTTGTTCATGTAAAGCGAATAATCCACTGTTATCGTCGAACTCGCCCAATTCGTATAGGTCGAAGTCGTCGGGGTGGTTGAAAAGCTGATTGTCAGCATTATTACGATTAATTTCATCTGAAAAAGAACGTATTGCTACTCCAGCTGATGGTACGAACATCGGACGTCCATAGGCGTCTGCGGCTCGATCTTTAACGGTACATATGATTTGTTTCATGAGGTTTTTTCCTTATGTGAGTTTTCGTTTAAGTTTTTGAAGTTTAGCTTTTGTTACCGTTTCTTTGACGAGCAGGCGTTCATAGCTATGTTCTTCAGGTCGTAGTTTAGCTTGTTTTTCTCTTGTGTAAAGTATTTGATCGTATTCATAAGGGTTTTCCTTAGAAAATAGTCGATCATAATATTTGGGTGGTTTAAGTTTTTTTCCACGAACTTCTACAAAGTCGTGGGGATAGACGTCTGTTTTGTATTTTTTATACCATTCTGCTCCGATTCCAGGTTTTAAGCTCATTTTGTTGTATTCAGGTTGCATTTTTATCAATTCGCCTGTTTGGAGATCGCAGTATGTGTAATGGTTTTTGTCTACGTCTTTACCGGTTTGTTTTTGCATAATGTATCTAGCAACATATGCAGCTGATTCGAAGGTAACATCTCCAATGGTGGAATAACCATATGGCCAGAGCTTTTCAAGCTCTTGGGATCGATATAAGAGAGAATCAGAGGAAGTCCTTGTGAATAATTTCTTATCATGAAAATCGTATCCGAAGATACAGGCGTGGAAGTGAGGTCGGCCGAAATTTGTGCCGTACTCTCCAGCCATGTAGTAACGAATTTTGATATGTGGATTGGCTTTCCGCAATCTTTTGAAGAATAATTGGAAGTCTCGATGATCGAGGCTAAGGTCTTTTGGTAGGTGTTCATCGTCATAAGTGAGGGTTATAAAACAGTTGTTTTGATGAAGTTGCGCTTCATGAATGCAGCGCATTGCCCACTGGCGTGAGCGTTCTAGCCTGCAGCCAACGCATTGGCCGCAGGGCAGGGAAATCTGACGATCATGCTCGTCAGTTTCCTTAAATGAAACACGGCGAAATGATTTGCCGGTTGCATTATTTGTTTGATGTCCACTTAGGTAAGCGGTGAGTGGGTGATAACAGGCCATGTGAGGTGGTCCTTATGTTAATTAAAGTCGAATACCGCCCCTCATAGGGTTGGTTTTTAAATTTGCATACGCTGTTTTTCCAGCGTTTTTACGGAAAGTCCTAGCGGACTTTGATTTGTTGACTTTTTTTCTCATCATTCTCATTTTTTAATGTCCTTGGTTATCGTGTTTTTTAGGTGATTGGTGTCACCTAGCACAGTTACATCAAGTAGAGTAACTGTGCTGACCTCATTCTGAGGTCTCGGTGACAAGTTTTTCGGCTGCTAAAGCAGGCTCGATATTAGCCGTAGGGCTAATGTTTACAAGTCCGAGCTTTTGAGCTTCGGCTTGATTGTCTGGGTTGTCCAAGAATTGGACTAGGTTTGCAGGGTCATTGGCAAACCGATTGCGAATATTAGCCGGTAATGCGGCAAATTCGCTTTCTGCAGCGATTAAAGCATTCATTGCGGTATGGTAGTCATGGACGCCTGAAAAGTCGCCATAAGTACCGCTAATCGCGTTTACGGGAATTTGGCCAGTTTTGCCAAATCGTTCGAGGATGATATTAATATCACACTCGTCTTTATGGTGCTGCTGCGCCCGGGTGGGTTCCTCACAAACCAGCCCGGACGCATTAGAGGCAGCGTTGTGATCATAATTATGTTGTGTTCTTAAAAATACAGTTGCATTTTTCATTTCATTTTTCCAAATGGTGTGGTTGCGGTAGGGTACTTGTTCCATTTATCCCACCATTCATCAGCTTTGCCTTTGATGTCTTGGTAGATAGGTTTTGCGCTTGATGGAGCGCTTCCAGACCTAGCTAGTCTGGTTAATTGTTGTGTATAACGTGTTTGTTCTGCTTGATAAGCAGAATTTGTAACGGCCTGATCGGCACGGTTTTGTATATCTCGCAACAGAGTGTCCTGCATATTGCCGAACTTTCCGGTTGCTTTATTTTTATTAATTTTATCGATGGTATCTGCATCGATATTCGCAGTTGTAGATCTGCTTTGTTGTGCGGATGCGCCAGTAGCGTCCGCTTGTTCTTGTGTAAGCACGTTTTGAGATTGTAGCTGCCTAAAGTTGGCATACGCCATTGCAGCCTCACGTGCTGATGACCCGGCTTCGCCGAGTGGATTCCCCATTTGTGCGGTTGCACCCTGCGGTGTGCCCGCTCCGCCTTGTGAATAGGCAAGCATGGGGTTAAGACCTGCAGCCTTAAGATCCGCTACTGCAGTTTGATATTGAGTAGACCGCATACGCTCTTGAAAAGCCATTTGTTCTCTGGCTAATTGAGCGTTTTGTTCGTTCTGTTTTTTGCCACCAAATAAACTGGCGGCTGCGCCAATACCGGCTCCTATTACAGAGCCCCATGGACCGAACGCACTACCGGCAGCTGCGCCGGATGCGGTAGTAGATAGAGTTCCTTCTTCCATTAGAAGTGGTCGATTAAGCCAGGTACGCTGTACATTGGCATTGGACGAGCCATTTTGACATCAAAAAATGAGTCAAATAGGAATTGTTGTCCATTAGCTTCTGAGCCTACTGCTAAAACTCGATCTAATGGTGGTGTGTCTTGAATAAACGTGTTATTCAAGGTTGGTAATGTATTAAATTTCTGGGCTAAATGCCATCCGTCAAGAGTTCCGGAGGCAGTTGATTTAAATAAGCCTGAAATTTGTGAAGGTTTGTAACGATACTCTGCCCAGCGTTCTTGGTAGCCAAAGACATCGTTATCGGCAGCAGTGCCTTGTACGTAAATTTCTTTGTTTAGGACAGCCTGCTCTCCTAAATGCGCAAAGGCAGGGAAGTAGAAGTCATATCGTGTTGAACGGCTCCACATACGTGGTAAGCCTTGTTGATAAGTAAGATCTGCACGGACGGATACTAATCCGATAATTACACCGTGCTCAGTAAACGATTGAGTAAATCCATGATTATGAGCCAAGGCAGTACCCATAGCAGCAAGTGTACCCATAGGGGTAGACGATC